AATTGAGAATTTCCTGTTCAGAAAGGTGCACAAATTCCGGTGTCGGAAAGTCGAGAGTATTCCGGCGAAGCCAAGAACGCTCGATTCCTTGCTGATAGGCTGGCACTGGGTCAGCGCAAGCAATGACCATAATAAGCCCGTGCTCGTCTACACGATATGACCCAATATTCGACCCTTGAACAGAGATACCATGACCGGCCATGTTTCCTTGGACAGTAGGTTGTGCATCAGACGATGACGTCTGAAGAACCTCAGAGAACAGGAAAGGAGATGTATAGCCACCGATGTACTCGGGGCGTTGGAGACGGGCGTCAAGGGGCCGCGTTCCGTACCGAGCCTGTAACTGCTCCGTATACCGCGCCCCGCCGCGGGCATTGCGTTCCATCCATACTTGAGTTTGCCAAGCCAGACGGAGATCCGCAATATCCACAGACGAAAGCGAAGATCCATCCAGAGTTACCGAGTTGTTATCCGACAGAGTAGCATCCACGTTGGGTTTTATGATCGAGTTACCGTTAGCCCCCGAAATAGTCGCGGAGGCAAATCCGCCAGCATCTTTAAGACCATAGTACACGTTAGCCACATTCGCAGTGTCGCTATCAAACATCATTGTGCCAAAGTTGCCTGTTCCCGGCCAGTTGGCCCATGGTAAGTCAAATTCAGCGTTACTAACGCTTGTACCGAAAATCGGGAGAGATACAGGCACACCACGTTGCTGGAACGGGAGAGCGGCCTCAAAGTATCCGCGAGTCCAGTTACGGTAGAGAGGCATATAGACCTCACCAGCCACGCCGATACCCTCAGGCAGGGCGTCTTGAATGCCGGGTACACGAAAAAATTCATTCCAGATTTTCACGTACGCGCGGCGCGGGTAGTCGATCGGGAGGCATTGGTCAGCGACGTCGGAGGCGACGTCGACAGGGTTGTACCCGAGATAATCCCATAACGACCCAGTGGCTGTCACGTTAGCTATAGAAGCTGTGAAGTCAGCAGGCTTGAACAGAGGCAGAGCAATCACACTTTCGCCGTCTTCACCGCGGGTAATGAACTCCTCCCAGTTATCGTCCAGTAATCTGTAGGGGACGAAGAATGAGTAGTAGCGCAATTTCACTTGGTGAAGGATTGGCGCGAGCATTGGTTGCATCCGCAACACGGCAGCAGCACCGATTCGGTGCACGTCGCCCGGTATACACTCAATGCATGATATGGGGATAAGTTGTCCCATGTCGAATGTTGTTTTATGCTCGTGCGATAAATCAAACGCACTACGCGAGATAGGCGCCTTGTCCAGCGCCTGAAAGAGATTTCCGCCCTTTTTCATAGCTCCTCTTTGGCGGCCATAAGCTCGCCTTTGCTGTAATATCCTACTACGTACGCATGGTAGTCACCCGGACGGGCTTTTCTCTCTTCCATGATTTTTTCAAATTCCCTTTTCGCTGCTGTGCGACTAGGCGCACAAAATACCGGGGTCACACGTTGCGCGACCCGGTCTTCAATCTCCCAAAGTAACCAGCTTTCAATCCGCTCTACAGGCTCAAGTTTTACGAACACTTCTTCCATTTTTTTTTCTCCTAAAGTTTATATTCTCTCATCCGCTCGCGCGACCGCAGGTCGCTATCGATTAGCTCGCCGCGTTTTTGCATTTGGATGATAAGATTCTCTTTTTCGTCAGCATTTAGCTGACTCCATTTTTTACCACCATATTCAGGCGCCATTTCAAGTATCAGGTCAGTCAGTGCCAAATCAGCGTTTGCCGTTCGACGTATGCTAAAGCCTTCAACGGCTTCCGGGAAGACTTCATCCAGTCTGTCAACGTAGGCCCTAGGCACAGGTAATTCTCGACCTTGAAAGGTCAGACATCCAGAGCTCAATACCTCTATCATGTTTTCCGCCGCCCATTGCGTACCAATTCCTTGCGAAGAGAGTTGGAAAGGAGCCGGGCGCCCAGACATCGGGTATTCGTGCAGCCCGAGCTTTTTGGATACATATCCGGCAACATAGCGGATAGAAGCGACCTCAGCAGTCGCGACATCAACGCGACCCATACCCCATACATCTGCGAGTGTTTGCGGATCAGGGGACAATCCGAACAAGATTGCGTGATAGTGAGGCCTATCCCCTTCGTCTCCGTATTCTCCGCACGCGTAGTATTTGATTTTTTTTCCATTGAGTTGTTTCCGTAACCTTTTGAAAAAGTTTTGAAGATCAGCCTTGACCAATATTCCACGTTGATCAGATCCCCTCAAGGGTAGCTTGTCAGGTGCGTATGTGAGCGTGATGAAGCTGGCTTCATCGTGGCTTTGTATTTCGTGCAACATGCGGATAGTCCATATAGACCGCCGACGTATTCGGCAGGCAAGGCACTTTCCACAGGGCATCGGCCATGAACGGCCGTCTTCACTAGACCATTGCCAAGGCCTTTTGCAGGCACCCACAACAAGGTTACAGGCGGTATCCACCGCGACCCGGTTTCACTCGACGACGCATTTTCACTTTGCCGCGGCGCGGCTTAAATCCGTTGTTTCTTCTCATTTTCTTTTCCCCCAAGGTGTCTCATCAATTCCACCTACGCCCGGAATATGCGGGCGATCGAGCGGTTTAGGTATAACTTTTTGGACTTTTTCCAAAGTCTTTTTTCCGTCTGGCGTATTAAGGTATCGAATTATGTCCTCAATCGTCCCAGTCGGTATCCGTGGCCATTTTTTATTGCGAGTATACAGATCTAAATCCTGAGCAGCAATCCCAGTTTCGACTTTTGTTTTTTTGGTTTGCGCAGAGATGAGATCAATCTGCGCTTTTGCAGCCTGAGACGCCATCAAACTTTGTTGAGTTTGCGCGGCTTTCGTCATCCCCGAAATCGCGCCTTCGACCCCGAATGAGTCTTGAGACATTGCAGGATCGATTTTTATAGGGCTCCCAGCTTGGGCAGAAGATCCCGCAGCCAGCACAGGGGAAAGGCCCGCAGCTTTTAAGTCCGCTACCCGTCTCCGCACTGCGTTGTCTTCACGTTCCCATGTTACTTGATTTGCCCATTTTGCGTAGTCCTGTGCTTCACGTTGAGCGTTAAGGTTCCTTTCGTTGTTGAATATCGACGCGGCACCCCCAAGGGCGCCAGCACCAAGAACTCCGAGACCAGTTAAGAAAGGCATGAGATTTGTTAGCTTAACGCCATTCAGCGTAAAGCATTTTTTAGTTTAGAAGTTGCAAACTTCATAATAAGTGACACCATCACATTGATGGAGTGTCACGTAGCATATATTAAACAAGGAGTTTATATGCTACCCCACCCCCCATCCCCCTCCCAACGTTGTTGGGAGGGGGTACCAAAGTTCCTTTGCTTTTTTTTTTTTTTATTTTAGTCGGGGGGACCCCGCTCAAATCGCTTGCAGGCTGTGCTGCCCACTCGCTGCGAGCCTTTGCTTTGTTTCACACGCTATGGCTCAGTTAGCTCGTGACGCACTGGCCTGCTCCCGCTCCTTCGCGGGGTCCCCCCGAACCCCCCTGCGCTTCGCGCAGTTAAGACTCCTCGCTTCGCTCGATGTAAGTCTTGTATTGTCGGCCGCTTGCGGCGGCCTATGTAAGTAGGGGTAGGGAAGACCCTACCCCATAAGAAAGAAGCCCCTTGCGGGGCTTCTAAGACGGCCTACGGCCTATTTTTTCGACCCTATAGGGTCGACCGGCGTTTCCGCCGCCGGCTCTCGGGGGGGTGAAACCCCCGTAACATCGGGAGCGAGCTCCCGACGTTTTTCATTTAGTTCTCGAACCTTTTGTTCGATGATCCGTTGCCTTTCCTTGTAGAACCTTGCTAAGTCAGAGACCTCAGCCAGATCGGCAGGGATGTGACGAGGCATAGGGGGGATGTCCACGCTGTCAATGTCGAAACCCTCCTTCATCTCGTCGTAGTACCTCTGGTCCCGCACCGCCGCAGTCCGTATCCCGGCTGCTTTAAGGTCGGCGATCCGCCTTTCCATAGGGACGTACCCCGTTAGTTCGCGCCGGTTCGGTTTTTTACTCGGCGCGTTTCCTTTTCGCGGAGTGTACTCCGCAGTTGTTATGTTCATCATGCGCGCCCTCCTATGGCGCTCGGCACAGCAAGATATGGGATCGGTCTGACGGATGTCAACCTTATACCGAACGACCCGATGATCCCCGGCACGTTTGCGACAGCGTAAATTCGCTTGAGTTCTGGGAGATCGGGCTCGATACTCAAAAAGTCCTCGTTCAGTTCAGGCAGCGTCGTAAATTTGCGGGCGAGGTGCCAATAGTCAAATGTCTCACGCATTTCGGACGATACCCTGTTCGGGATATACCGCATCTCGTTATAAATGCCAGTGTACCCAAAGGGAGTCCGTCCAATAGAACCCGTAGGGTCAGCAGACGTTGGTTGGTTGTAAATCTCGCAATTGAGAATTTCCTGTTCAGAAAGGTGCACAAATTCCGGTGTCGGAAAGTCGAGAGTATTCCGGCGAAGCCAAGAACGCTCGATTCCTTGCTGATAGGCTGGCACTGGGTCAGCGCAAGC